ATAGTCTGCGATTGCGTATTGTGCGCGTGTTGGCGTAGGAAGTTCAAGTTGTCCCCACAGTGCTTGTAAGAACAACTTGAAATCATCTTGCAACGCCTCTAGGACGTTAGTCATATATGGTTAGTACATCATTAAAGTAGCTGGACGTGGAATAGATTGATCTTTAATAGATCTTTGAGCTTGAGGGATGAACTCCTTAACAGCACTTTTGCCTGTAACAGCTTCAAACATGCTGTCAGCAGTCATAGCTGCCTGAATATATTGACCAACAACGGGGATAAAACGTACAGCACCCCTTTCAATTGCAAATTGACCAAGCCTTCTTACAGGATCAGTTGGATCGAATTGGACATGTTTGCCAAATTTACCACCAGCATTTCTTGGCTGCCAAGTAGTTTCTCCTTTACGTGTTCCGTGCCCTACCATTGCACCGTCTTTGTTGACATGAGCATTGAAGGCACCGTTTGTACTACGCCTATAGGCAGTATTTCGTGAGTTGGACCTTTTACCAGTTCTTAGCGATCGTTCAAAATCCTTAATATCTTCCAAAGGTGTAAAAGTATATCTATTATCTACACCAGTTGCTTTATTGCGAGTAGTGGGCAACTCATTAATCAGTTGATTAACGGTAGCGTTTGATCCTAACGTTTGCAGCTTAGTATTGGGCACATTTGGTCTACTAAAACTACCATTAGATGTAAACGAAACTTCTCTACCTTGAGGACCAGGAATCATATGACCCTGAATATTCGTAACAGGATTACGAATAGACAATGTCCTCCCAACTTGTGTAGGCTGATTAATACGAAGACTTTCTAGAATCCTATTTGCTTCTACAGCGTCACGAGTTGGCATTTGGCTAGGAGGACGCATAAGGCTCATTAAAAGAGCAGCACGTTCCTCTACTGACATGTTATCTTTATTATTTTTATCCATCAAGAAATATGTGAGAGAATTAGTATTTCACGTAGTTGATTTTTACCAAAGGTTTGTCTCATCCAACTGAGCCAATGTTTACTTCCTTTATCCTGATTACATTTAGTACACGCTGGTACAACATTCGATGAAATGTCTTCGCCGCCCTTACTGCGAGGTAGCACGTGATCCAAAGTGAGTTGATGTTGTTCATAAGTTTGTCCGCAATAAACACATGTGCATCCGAAATGCTCTTTGATGCTGCGCCTCCATAGGCGCTTGGCTTCAGGAGATGTCATGGCTATGAGGTTGTAGAGGTAGTGTTCAGGAGATGGAAGTAGAGGGGTCATGCGTATTTGATCTTTAGGCGTGGTCTTCGACGGTTAGTAGAGGCTTTCTCCAACTTTCCTTTATTCGGACCTGTATGGGAGGCATCTTTGCCATCACCATTGCCGTAAGTACCCAATTTCCGGTTGAGCTTATTGGCGTCAGTACGGATCTTTAAACCTTTACTTGTCTTGTTATATTTAGCCTGTTGCGCGTTACGTTTTTTACGTGCCTTAGGGTTGGATTTGTAATAACTAGCTGTGCTTCCTGCCATAAAGTCTGCTCTGTACAAGTTCTGGGTCAATAATTGGCAATATGTTTGCAAGCTTGGACAACGAGTTGCCTTCAACTGCAACACCACTGATGTCATTCTTTGCTAGCCAATCACAAGCTGCTTTGAGATCTTGTGTAGAGGCTTCGCCAGATTTGACACGTTGCAAAAACTCTTTAGTTACCAGATTATGGAGCTCATTAAACTGGTCTTCACTTGCTTTCTTCACTTGCTACCTTCTTTGCTTTCTTAGCTTTAGGCTTAGGTTTAGCATCTGCTTGAATCTCAAGCCGTACATAGTCTTCAACCGATTGATGACGCAAAGCTTTTTCAGCTTGCTCAATAGTTTCAAACTCTTGCAGTACTTTGTCGCGTGTTACGTCTACTAGTTTGTAAGACATTAGGTATTCCTCAATGCAATTTGGTCTAATTTGTTTTCAATGCGTACCATATGGTCTTCCATACGTTGCACCATTACTGATAGGTCAGCTTTAGAGACATAGTCTTGAGCTACATTCAGCTCTAAGGCGTCAATGCGCCTATCAAGACCGCCTATGCGATCATGTACGTTATTTATTCTGTTGTGTAGTCTGTTGTTTAAAGCTGCTCCGCCAGCAATTGCGGCAATAACAGCAGCTACCAATGATTCCATTTATTCAAGTGCAACAATAGGTACGATGTCATTACATAAAATTTCTACACGTGAGCCAGGTCGAAAAGTAAAACCCTTCTGCATGATCTCAGTACACTTCAGTGCCCTGACTAACTCATAGTCAAGACGCATCTTCTGTTCATGTTTACGAGCGATAGCTTTACAGGTTTCTATCATTCCACCATCTAATGGAATAGAGAAGTTGATCTGTGCTCCCCAGTTATTACTTTTACTGTAGCTTTCTCTGCTATAAGGCACAGTATCGTTACCCATATAAAAAGGAGAAAGCTGCATGGTCGTACCATTACAGCTGTTATTTCCGAAGAAGTATTGTCTAGACGGTGCCCCATTATTCTGGAATTGCACCGCCTGATTAGTTACGTTACCCGTAGCAGCAGCTACTGGGTTAGAAGTATTCTGGACTCTAGGTTCTTCAGCGTAAGCAGGACTTACTGCGAGAAGACCGATAAGGATGTAGTAGTAGTAACTTGCTGGATTGTTTCGTCGATATCGATTGTTTCGATAATGCCCGCTGTTCTGTTGACCAGTTCCAGCTGAAACTGCTCTCCTGCATTGGTTACTGAATAGGTTGTGGATGAATTTGAGATGTCTCCACTTGGTGTGACGTTTGTTCCTGACCATGATGTGTAGTCACCACCATAGATTTTGGTCGCAATAGTCCGATCAATATCAACAGTAGTGGTAGAAGTTGATTGCATAGACCCTTGTGTAAAATTAGGGGTCACTTGCGCTGTGGCTGGAGTTGCCAGCAATAAGAATAGTAGTAAATGCTTCATTCGTCTTTCTTTTTAGGATCTGTTGATTTACTATTAGCTTTATTATTAGAAGTTGTCAAGCCAAATGTAGCCAATGCTCCTGTAAATATTGAAGCAGGAAATGTGATATCCCCACCAACACTTTTTTTAAACATAGGCAATTCAACGTAGTTCAAAGTAATAATAAAACCACTCCATACTACGACGCCTAGACGTACAAACGTACCTAGGATTTGAAGCTCATCTTCAGTATTTTCCTTGACCTTCTCTAAGAAGTTTTTGGGCTTTCCACCGTCTTCTTTTTTAACTTGCTCCATGCTTGTTTAATTATAGGTTTAAATAGCATCACTAAATATTTAAATAGTGATTGTCCAAGTAAGGTAGCTGCAACTGATATAAATGCCGTAGTTGCAGCAGTAGTCATAATAGTAGTAGTTGGCATTGGTACTTCAATGTCAGTAAAAGGTACTTCTATTATTTGTGCCTCTGGCGGTACATAAGGCGTAGATAGTGGAGTCTTAGTCTTAGTTGTAGGCGCCTGCTCTTTTGCATCAATAGGTTTAATACCGATAGGAGGTCTAAGGGTGCTAGGAGGCGCTACAAGAGGCTGATAGGAAGGTAAGGTGGCTCGTGGTACTTCAAGTACTGCATCAGGCAATAGAGGCGCTTCTGGAAGCACTAACCCTGGAAAACCTGGCACCTCTTCCCATTCCATTATTTAATTGGGAATAGTCCGTCTCGCACAAAAGCAACAATTTTATCGTCAACGTCATTATCGGTTGACTTTGCGTATGCCTTAAGAAGATCGAGAATAAGGAATTTAACTTTCTCTGACTTCATGAAAGAGAATAGTACTGGTCGAATAAGTGTAATCATAATTAGTCAGCGGGTAGTGGTTGGTTGCCTTCGGCTAGCCATTCGAGATATTCTTGAAAGTCGGTGTTGTCAGGGTCGAAAGGAATATATAATTTTTTATCGTCAAGAGTTTTGACAATAGACGTTTCACTTTGAACCGTTAGGAGTTGATAGCTCATTTGTCTAAAGAATTAAAGTTCTGCATCGAAATCAAGGTAGGCATTATTAAAAACATAAAGACCCAAAGAATAACCAGCTGTAACCGCTGGTGATATACCAGTTACATCTATTCGAGCAGATTGGCGGGATGCTGCTGATCCACCTAATCCAGAAAAACTGCGGTAAGCAGCAGAGGGTCCATAATAAATATTTATATCGGTAGCCAAAGTTCCACTATAACTAAATGTTGGATTTGCCCTCATTTCAGTCGGAAAATGTATTTGGGTTGAACCAGCTGTATCACTGTATAACCATACAGGTTGAGCATTAAAAGCTAACTTACGATAAAAATATTTCTGACACTTAGCCAAGGTCTGACCATAGCTTTCGTGTTCAAACGGGGTGGCCTTGGAACCGACCTCTAATTGGACTTGCGCTAAGTTTACTTCATAAGCTGCTGTTCCAGTGTCTCCATTATCTTGTGTCATACTAACTTCTAAAAATGCGGCTGAATTGGTTAATGTTATTCCGCTAATACTTGGAACAGTAAATGTGTGGGTATATTTTACCCAGCTATTTGTTAAAGTAACGGATTCAGTTACCCTTGTAGATGGGTTAGAGCCGTCATACCACATAATTCCGACCTTAAGTCCATTGGTGGGTGAAGTTCCTTTTGCGTAGTAAGACAGAGTTACTGTGTTGTTTATAACATGATAAACATTCTGTGCCTCAATTTTATAGAAGATGCCCGAATTGTTGTTGCCGGTGGATACATCAAGTTTTAGATATTTATCCGCCCCTGGTACGTCTGTTTGGCCTAAGGTAAAACTTTCTTGCGACATTGTTGCCGTAGCACCAGAAAGTGACAAAGAGAAGCGATCAATACTTCCATACCCAGCACCTGTTTGGCTTGTGCCTCTCTGCGCTACCTGCATAGCCCCATTAATAATGAGGTTCCTGTTACTCAACGCCCCAGCAGTTGGCATCTGCAAGCCGTCAACTTGGACGTGACCGCTAGTATCAATATCAATACCGCCGTTAGCAGTAGAAGTATTCTCTAAGCGGTTTACTTTAATTTTACTCATGATGTTGCCTCCAATGCTGCTACTTTTGTTTCTAGGGTTTCGATCTTGGCGATTGCCTCTTGCAGTGCTGCTGTAAGTAGGGGGACAAGTTTGGACTGGTCAATGCCCTGCATTACAGGACGATCGCCAGTCTTTACCCAAGTACGGGAACGAGTTTCAGTGGTTTCATTGTCGTCCTCATCAGTGATTACTTCATCCCAAGTTAGAGAATCAGGCTCAGAAATATCAGTTTCAATAACAGTACCGTTCCACTCAGTCAGAGTGCCGATGTCTTCCATCGCATCCTTCGTGCCAGTAACGGACTCGGGAACAACTTCTTGCGCTTCGTGAGCGAGGAAACCATCGACTGTTGTGTCAGTATCGCCGATGAAGTTAAACCGTTTAGGTGCTAGTTGCTTGACACGAGTAATACCGTCAGTAATCTCAACTACATTTTCCTTTAGGCGGTAGTCAGATGATGTGTTGTAGGAAGTTGAGCTACTTGTAATTGAAATAGAGCCTACTGCCGCACCATTTCGGTAGAAACCGAATACACTTCCGTTACTACCTGTTCGGTTGGCAAAGAAGCAGGTGTCATTAACGGTCGTGGCATAAATAGCGCCAGCAGTCGATAAAATCGTACCAGTTACACTAAAAGATGTACTAGTTTTAGCACAAAGTAGATTGCCCGTGTTGTCGAGTCGGAAGCGCTCGGTGCTGTTAGTGTATAGTTTTAAATTGTTGCTTGTCTCTACTTTAATTACGCCATCGTTAGAACTATCAATCCCAACCAGGACGGAAGCAACTCCGTTACTTGTTTTTGTGAGAACATTTGATGTTCCGACAATATGCAGCTTTTGAGTCGGACTTGTAGTATTAATCCCTAGATTGCCCGAGCTGTCGATTCGCAGCGCTTCGCTATTAATACCTTTACCGAGAAACCGAAGCGCGTTATCGCCGTGGTTGTAGCGAATCGCTCCACCGATACCGCTGCTATCTTTGAAATCAATAGCTGACTCAGCAAAATCATTGCTGGATTCAAGTATTAGTTTTGGTTCAGACCCTGAGTTGTTTTCTGCGGCATGAATACGGAGTGTTGCATCACCTGTAGCGGCTTCTACGTCTAGGTTTGAACTAGGCGACGACGAACCTATCCCAACTCGTCCCGAGCTGTCCTTAACAACAATCTCACCTGCTGTCGCTGGCAATGTTAGCTGCAGGTCACTACCTACAGCTGCGGGGACATCCAGTTCAACCGAACCAGACGTTGCCCCGTTTAATTTAATAGGCATCAGCTTGCTCCTCCTTCTAGTGCTGTAAGTCGAGCCTCAAGGGAGGCGTTTTGTGTTTCTAGGGATTCGATACGTTCCATTGCCTCTTGAAGTGCTTTGACAGCCTTCATATAAAGCACGGAGTAGTTGACGGATTTAGTGACAGTGCCAAGATCAATACCTTCTTCGTCGCGGTCAGTAGTTTCATAGACAAGGCCAGGTGATACGGCCTCGGCCTCTTGGGCGATAACGCCTATTTGAGTGTGTGTTTGACCTTCAATAAAGTTGTAGTTACGAACTCGAAGCCCCTTAATGTCATCCCACTGGGAGTTTGCATCAACGATGTTTTCTTTTAGCTTAACGTCAGAAAGAGAACCGTAGGAGTTGTTGGTGTTTACAACGTTGCCATTAGTCCAAACTGTGTAACTAACTGTACCCGCAATACCTGTTGACGAATGAGAACCGTAATACATCCTGACTGACGTACCCGCAGAGGCTTCAGACATTGCACCAATGACGTTTTGAGCCGATGCAAAGAAAGAAGTTCCGTTACTTGCAATTTGCAGCCGTTTGACGGCATTGGTATAGAACCCCAAATCAGTTGATTCGTAGCCGAGATATGCTTGAGAATTAACGCTATTGGCTAATTGTAGATATACATTGGCTGAACCACTTTTAAAGTAGGCAGTGGTTTGTTCTGAACCAAGAGCATGAACAGAAAAAGTAGCTGGTGGTGAAGAGAACCCAACACCTAGCCGACCCGAGCTGTCGATTCGCATTTTTTCCGACGCACCACCTGCTGACCAAGTGTGGTAATTGGCTTGGTTTATGCTGCCAATATATGCAGAAGTAGATCTGTTGTAGTGAAGGGTTAAATTTGTTCCGGCAGTATCTCCTGGGCCAAATTCAAAACCTTCTGCACCCCCGTTTGATACGGATAAAGGTCTAATTGGGCTCGAGGTGCCAATCCCTACACGGCCCGAGCTGTCGATTCGGGCTTTTTCTCCGCCATTAACTTGGAATAAAACTGGATTATTAGCAGAACTACCAAATTTTGCATCCCCATTATTTCCAAAGAATCCAGCATTAGCAGAGTTTTGAATATAACTTCCTGCTGCAACAGTCACAGGCGTTGCGGCAAGACCTCCATTCGCGATTGTTCCATCGCTTAGGATGCGCATCCGCTCGGTGTTGTTTGTGCCAAGCGACATAAAGCTATTCTCTTTATTCCATATATAAGTGTCATTGCCATCCTGGTTAATAATTAAACCATCTGAACTTGATGAACCAGAAGTGGAATTTGTAATATGAATTGTTGCTCCAGCTATGCTGCTATTAACATGTAAAAGATTTGTAGGCGACGACGTTCCAATTCCCAATCCCGTGTTATTTACCGTTACCCTATCCGTCCCACCAGTAACAATCTTGACTTCATCTGTTCCGTAGACCAGACCTGTATCAGTATCTGTTCCTGTAATACTTGGTTGTGCGGTTGTATTAGTACC